TAGTTCGGACGCATTTGGCTTACTTCCATCTCCAAAAAATTGATTTCCTACAAGTGCCATAGTTACCTCTTTGTATTACATGCCCATATAGAAGCACCATATATTTCAAGCTTGCCAAAAGGTTCCGTACCACCAGCTGGTCTATCTTCTGTGCTTACGGTTTGCCATTTTAACTCTAATTTGATTGGCTGTGTACCTACTGAAATACTAAATGGAATACTTAGATTTTCAAGACGTGGATATACACGGCCAGATTCTGCAATCAACACATCATTGCAAAACAATCCCCAACGCGTCCACCACTCCATGCCGATGTTATATATAACGCCTGATACTTCTTGTACATCTACACCATGACGAAAATTAATGTCAAAACATCCACTGAGCGTTCCAGACTGACTGTTTAAATTTAGTATAAACTCAGAAAATGTACTATCGACTTCTGTAATATTATTCCAACCACTTGACCAGTCATCAGACAACAAATTAAAAAACACCAATGGCTTGTGTATACCGTCTGAAGTTTCCTCTAGGTCCTGCCAACGTCTAATAAAGTAGTAGTCTTGTGTCTGACCGGTCCAAGCAAACGCATACAGGTCTGCAGTATTGTTGCTGGTTACATTACATGGTATAAACTTTGTATTGTCTATGCTGGCCACTGGTACATTCTGACCATCCAATCGACCATTGTATACTCCAATAGTGCTCTTTGTATTGTCATTGATACTATCTGGTTTGACTTGATCAAACCGCTTCTGACCATGTTGTGTATATACCTTCATCTTGCTTGCCCCTTTTGTAAACGTGTAGACTGATTCAATGCTGGCATAGCCACATAGTCTGACAACAGATTGAACGATACCAAGTGAAATTGTTGTTCGTTTGTTGTCCGAATTCCAAACTTAAATTGGTCTACTAGTTGTGTGTTTACGTCAAAACGCAATGTGATTAACCTACCCACTCTTAGTATACCTTGACTCACCTTGAAGGGAACCTTAGTCACAGAAGCATCTGCCGGACCAAATACTGCATCTTCTTTTGTCGTAAACACTGTTTCTGACTTGGCTTGTTTCTGTGTAGCAGTAGATGTCTCTTCAAACGCATAATCTGTAGAATAGTAAAAGTTGAATCCATTGTCACCAAACGATAGTATACGCAGTTCAACACTGTAGTATCTAGTCTTGACTGAGCTGTTTTGATATGCATACCATTCTGACTGCCACTCATGACCAGCGTTTGGTAAGTCGGTTATTGTAACCGTACTACTAATAGCGTTGCTGGCACTGATAGTAGCTTGTTGGCCCCATGTATTGCTGTTTGACATAACTTGCAATGGACCAAACTTCTTTGTTGTTTGATTCAGTGTAATGGTCCATTCAGGAGATGTGCCTAGCAAAAAGCATCCGTCAATGGTTGTTGTCATTGCTGACCAGTAACCAGATTCTGCATTGCTTTCATTGAGTCTAAATGACCACATAGGTGTTTGTGGTATTAAGTGTAGTACAGCTCCAGTATCTGGCACTGTGCTATCTGCAGTTGGGTAGTGCATCCACACTTCCCGTTCCTTGGAACTGTAGGCGGCTACGGTTTTATGCAGTAAAGGCATATTTCGTCGCTTGAGTTCTTTATCAATACCATTACTAATCTTTTGTACATCCAAACTCGCACCACCATTTAGGCCTCCAGTCAACATATAAATGCCTTGCTCATTCATAAAGACTACGCCTAGCTGTGGTATTACTACGACACTGTTAGGAGCCGTGGTTCCTACGGTACTGGTTATAGTAGACATAGAGTATTCGCCATCACCAAACGATACAATATTTATAGCAGATTCTCTGAATACAATCAGGTTATTGTAAAATGCCTGAACCTGTGTAATGTCACCACCGAACGCACTTGGTACAGTAAAAAAGTCCAGTAGTCCAAACTGTTCAAATATACCAGACTTACTATAGATTATCTTGTCACCTTTGGCCAACCACAGTCTATTATCCCAAACTTCACCGTATTTGAAATCTGAATTGATAGGCGCACTTTCAGTTAGTGGTGGTGCTGTGTCAACTAAATATCTGTCTGGTAAGGCATCAACATAGAACCTACTAGTGTTTTCGTTGATTTGTTTTACATAATACAAAACACCACCACTACTATTAATGTCCTTTGTACGATAGATGCGTCTAGCAACAGTACCTTCTGGGCCAACAGGCAAATCTAGGGCCACTCCGTATCTGTAGTCTGTGCTGCCAGCAGGCAAGACCCAGTCTGTGCTTTGTATACCACTTAGTGGAGATTCTGCGCCTAGGTCAGATATAAAAGACATCTTGTATTCGTACTCATACGATACGTCTGCCTCACTGCCTCCAAGACCAAACACAGTTTTCTTACCATAGAATATTGCAGGTGCTGTAAGTTCACTACCTGTAATGTAATCTGTGTCTACATCTTGTGGATCCGCAGCACCAGTAAAGATAACAAAACCAAAGTCACGCCAAACTTTATCTCCACTGAAAAGAATGGCTCTGTCTCTTCCGTTGATAATAAGTAGTTGGGATCCAAGGTTAATATATTGACTGCCAATGTCACCCAATTTAGGCACATAACGATCACTATCAACAACAACAAGATCATTGTCATAAAAAGCTCCAGTGTAAGTGGATCCCTGACCTTTGTTTCCAAGCACATAATAAAGCTTTCCATTTTGTTCCACAAACGTGTAAACATCATTGGTACCCTGTCTTTTCCATTGATAGCATGAATCCACTTTAGCATCAAAATAGTCCTGTAGTGTCGCAGTGCTTACTGTCCAACTTGCAGGTGCTTGCCACCAAGACTCAAACCCAACATCTCCTACCCATCCACCTTCTGGAGAATATCGACAGTTTAGAATCTTAAAAGCATCTCCAAGTTGTGGTGTCAATACCTGATTCACACCATTACAAGGCACATAGGAACTTAGACGTTGTGATTTCACGACAGTCTCCTCAACGTACTTCCATCATATGTTGGTCTACCATAGGCCATATGAAATTGACCACGTTGTACGCGTTGGTCTATCTTGTCAACATATCGCTTGGCCAAAGTGGTTATCTCTTTCATATACTTACGCTCGTATGTTGTTGCCAACCCTTGTTGTCCCAACTTTAAGTATATGTCCTCCAATGCTTTGTAAACTATAAGCTGGTGAAACTCGTATGGCATCTTTGGAACATCTGTTGACAACAGTAGGTCTTGTGGTTTCTCTAAGTATCGTATCACACCTTCGCGTACGTAGTCATGAAACGTGGTAGTTGTACCACCACTCTTAATCTGTACTACCTCATAGTCGAATCCGTTTACTCTAGGATATGGTCTTATCTGTTGGTGAAGTCCATCAATTTCAATGTATCGTCTAGAACCATTGTCCAACTGATTGGTATTTAGTATCTCAATAGATGATACCGTGTCCTCTGCAATCAAGATGTCTAGATAGTTAAGTTCATTTCTATTTGAACCTCCAACGGTAACAAACAACCAACACGGCAACCCTCTACGCTCTGCTGTGGTTTTGTCGAAGTTCTTATTCCACAGTATAACCTTACGGTAACCTTCCCATTGAGAAGCAACCTGATCTTTGTCGTTGTATGTGTCAGCTATAATGACTTCATCATCCCACGACACAAACTTGACACCTATGCCTTTGTTGCTTGCATCAAACGTAACTACCGCAGGCTCTGACAAAGCACCAATCTTGCCATCCTTGAGGAAGGCCCAACACAACTCGTAAGACTTACCATTTGGAAAGTTGCCTGTAGCTTCTGTTACTGTAAGTTCAATCTTTTCAGCTGGTTTCACGGTAACTGAAGGACTGGTAATGTACGCTTCAGCATAGCTCATTTCTCTATCTACACGTAGGTCTAAGTCTTCTTCACGTCTAGGTAGTATGGCTGTAGACTTTCCATACGGGTTTTGTGAACCAGTTACAGATACGTAGGGGTAATCTCTATGACCTAAATACAACAGCTCCAAACAGTTTTCTGGAAGTGTATACCATCGCTTCTTAATCTTCCAACCTGTATAGTCGTTGTAACTTGTTCCCTCATACGCTCTGTCTAATAAAATTTCTGTTTGAGACAACACTTTGGATATTGTATACTCCATAGTATCAATCTCAATGGGTTGTCCTTCCCATATATCTGGATTGTGCAACCTATCTATGGCTGCACTTAGTGTGGCCTTGCGTTGACCACGAGTAATATTCATATTCACAGCTGTAGCACCAGTGTTTTCTAGGTCTGTAGTTGCAGTAATGTCTACATGAAAACGCAATGTGCTTAACTTAGTAGCAAAATTCCAACGCTTCATTGTCCAGATACAATAGTATGCGTCATTGATTAGCTCATCTACTTGATCATTAAACTGTTGTAGTTCAGGTGAGTAGTCAGTAATATTCTTAACCTTTTCACGCAATGCTTTTAAGTTGGCCATAATGTCTCCAAACAAAAAGGGTGGAGTGCGTACACACCCACCCTTCGAGTATATCACAAGGAAAATTCAGATTAGAACTGTTTGATTACAAACACCGTTGATTTACCACCAGAAACTGCAGACCCCGCTACAGCCAAGATGGGATCTTCAAATGTAGCTTGATATGGTTCTAGAATACCTACAGTGCTGTAAATACTTAGTCGGTCACCAACTCCAGTACCAGCTTTTACTTTTGCTGAGCACATACCAGCAATGCAAACATCAACTGTTTCGCCAGCAGCAGCATCACCAATAGCAACACCGATTCCACAACGCTTAGCGTTGGTTCCAGTATCAGCCTTCATTACATGAATAGCTTTGTCACCATCTTTGGCTTGTGCCAAGTCCAATGACAATGCATCTCCAGCAGCAATAGCTTCAGAAGCAATGAATGTTTCCACTTGTCGACGGTTCATAGCCTCGATGCCTACGCCTGTTTCCAAGTATTGAATAATATTTTGAGTAGCCATGATAACCTCCTTAAAATTGGTCTGCGTCAAACAGAACACCACAAGAACCAAGATGGTCAGCGATTAATTGCATCTTAACATACAATTGTGCTGCTCGTGCAGTAGTTCCTGAAATGTGCTCAAATGGTGAAACAGCAAAGTCAGCATCTTTATGCATGCACAACTTAATACCGTCAAAGTTTAAGAAATACGCAGACATAAATCCAGCACCAAAGTCAGCTGAGTTATATGCAAACCCCATTTCTAGGTCTTGCTCTACAACTGCTCCACCAAAGGCCAACTGCATACGTCCACCGTCAAGTGTCTTCTCATTAATGTATCGCTCTTGTGCGAACAAAGCACGACGATAGTTAGCCATACATTTTTCAGACATCAACACGCAGTCAATCTCGCCCATATGAGTTACACTGTTTGCTTCAATAGCCAACTGTTGCATACCACGGATACCATTGGTACCAAAAGCATTTTGAGCGTCAAATACTTGGTTTTGCCAACCATTTGTAGTATTGTAAGTTGTTTTGCTAATACCACCAACAGTATTGGTTTGATTACCAGCAGCACCTTTGTTCTCAGCCTCTAGGAACCCGTCTGTAACAGCACCGTTCAAAGTATTTACAGAAGTCAAGATAGTTGAGTTACCAACTAGAATCTGCTTGTTAAGTTCACGTCGCAACATACCCATTACAGAACGCATACGTGCCTCAACAATCTTAACGATAGCTTTTTCGCCTTGGTTTTCAAGCTCTTCTTTCTTGGTAATTACGATAGGTGCAGTAAAGTCAGACCAGTTGTAGATTGCAGGTTGCAATACATCTTTAACTGCCAAGTTTACAGCTTCGTAACCAGTAGGAAGGTTTGTAATTTGTGAGTGTTCAGCGATTGAAAGTGGACGTTGTATTTTAATACCACCGTCTTCAAATTCAATCCCATTGTATCTTTTTGCATTGTCTAAAAATGCAACTTTTTGAAATAGTTCGTCAACTTCGCCATCACGAATGGAAAACAAGGTTGACGACAGCAAATCATTAGAAATAGCCATTTTATCACCTAATAAAGTTTATTATTTGTATCTATTATAAACGTGTTCCACTCGGAATGTCTGTTGTCAGGGTGCTTATAAAGTCCATCGAACAATAATATAATACAGTTATGTTGTTGGATTGTCAACACAAGCCTTGCTTGTATTGTTGTAAAATTGTATAAAGCCAGTGGCCCGGACATTCTGTAGCCCCGAGATCTCGGTGACCGTAGACGTTTTCCCTAGTAATGTTGTGTTCTTCTAGCAACATGTTTAAGGTACCTAGCAAAGATTGCACCTGCGCAGTTGTTGGTGGTTCTTCACTTGTATTGCCAGTCACGCATATACCAATAGAACCTCTGTTGTGTCCCCTACAATGAGCACCTGTCTTGTTTATTGATCTACCCCTTTCGAGTGTGCCATCACCCAAAATAATATAATGATAGCCAATATCACTCCACCCATTGCCGTTGACGTGCCAGTCCCGAATCTGCGCGACCGTTGTTGTTTGCGGCGAAGCTGTATGATGGACGACAATCTTGTTAACACTACGTTTACCTCTAGCCATGTGTTACCTCACTTTTTGGCAGATTGACTTTTGTGGTATTGGTAAGCTTCCCAAGCATCCCTAAACTTGGGAGTACCGGAAGGTGTAACGGAGTTGCCTGTAGACGTTTTGCGCAATGTTTGACGACGTTCAGAACGCTGTTGTGCAACTTGTGCTCGTTCTTCTTTTAATCGTTCTGCATCTACCTTGGCCTTTACAATGTAAAAAGCATCCTCAAGCTTTAACTCTGGACGCTCCTGCAACATTTGTGCAACTGGTAGCCTATAATCATCTTGCATCAACTCTGGATTGTCACTTTTAAACTGTTCTAGTTGCATCCTGCGTTGCTTCATTTGTATTTCTTCTTGTGCAGGTTTCATCATTTCTTGCAACATCTGAGCTGCTTGTCGTTTGATTTCAGCTTGCATACCTTCAGGTGTATACAAATCATACTCTTCTTCGTTTGCCAACACTGCTTCAGCTTGTTGTAGAAAAGGATTGTTAACAGCCATTTCTTCTTGTGCCATAAGTGCTTGTCGCTCTGCTTCCAAGTCTTTGCGCATTTGTGCAAGTTCTTGTGTCTTGCGTGTATACGATGAACGAATGTTGGCTACATGCTTTCGTACTTCTTCTGGTATGTGCTGCATCCACTCATGCAATGGTTTCATGCCCTTGTGGTTTGCGTCTTCCGTAAACTCTTCGAAATCATCCTCTTGTATGTCCATTAAATCATCAATAGACAACAGTTCTTCAAGTGTCATGGTAACAGTTTCTGCATTTGGGTCTACTTCTGTAGTATCAGCAACTTCTGTATCTGGGGTTTCTACGGTTTCTGGGGTTTCGACAGTCTCTACTGAGGTAGTGTCTACAGACATATTATCTCCTTTTGTTTTTACATGAGCAGCCCTTCTTCTTAGACTTGCCACTCTGTCTTGCTTTTACAGCTTTCATACGTCTCTTGGCCGCCGTCTTGGTCTTCGACGTGCCCTTAACGTTCTTAATCTTATATCCACCTTTGGTTTTACGGATAGGCATTACATACGCTCCATGAACAAGGCATCTACATCCATATCTTCCATATCCTCGTCAGTATCGGGTTCTTCGCCCTCTGTAGCTTCACCTTTGTCATCAGACATACCCTTAAGATACTTCTTAAATGAACGGTCATTCACTAAACGGTTAATCTTTCCGGCCAACATGTTTACATTCTCATCACCAGTAATATCACCCATATCAAAATCCATCTCTTCATCGATAATGTCTTCTTCAATAGCACCACTGACAGCACCTTCAAACATTGCCAACACACGTACAAAGTCTGTTGGAAACTCAGTAATATTGCTTTCAAACATAGGATAGTCTGGTGTTTGATCAAACAATGGCAACAAACGATTGGTGGCTTTTACCAAGTTGTTCAATGCCTTTGCAGTGAATCTGCCTCTAGGGGCCATTTGTCCAAACATCGATTCATCGTCTTGTTCAGCACCTTGTATCTCAATTTCCATTTCCATAGATGGCTTTGTCATTTCTTCGTTCATTTTTTACCCCATGTTTCATCAAGTTTACCGCTGACTGCATCACTTGCTGTAAATGCAGCACAGACAGCTTCCTCTTTTGTTTTACCACTTTTTAAGGCTTCTGTGTAGGTTTCAATATTTTTATCTTGATTTGCAACACGTCTCTTCTGTGTCTCAACTGCTGTATCCCAACGGTCTTTGGGCAGGTCTGCCTCACACACAAAGCCTCTAGACTCCATGATCTTTTGCTCTTTTTGTCTAGACTCTACATGTCTACCAAGGGCCTTGCTGTAGTACCCATTGACACCATGTCTACCAGTTGTATTCCAGCTACTGTGAGCACGGGGAGCACGAATCATTCTATATAACTTACCACCACAACCACTATCAATAGTGTCCATACCGCAAACCTCAGGGTCTGGGTCTCTGAACTTAACTATCATAGTGTGTTCACGATCACAATGATGACAACCGTAAGTGAATCGTGGCATTATATACCCCCGCCAAGCATCTGTGCAAGTTGCTGTGTAGGTGCTTCACCTTGTGCTCCTATGTCACCAGCAACTGTATTCATATCAGTTTCATCTGGTGCTCCGGTCATACCTTGTGGTCCTTGAGGCTGTTGTGGTAGTGGTGGTGGTGCTTCCATAAAGGATTCTGGTAAGTCATAAAGACGTACAATCTCTTCTTTAATCTTCTCTGGAGATACGCCCAGTTGAGTCAAGACTGGGAGCAGCTGAACCAAGTTGCTACGCTTCAAGGCTTCTGACAATGGAGTGCTTGACTGGTCAAGAGCTACTATACGAAACTTAGCATCTAAGTCTTGTACTGTAATAACCTTTGGAAGGTTGTTGACCTCAATGACAGCTTGCTCATCGTCTTCTGTCAACAAACTGATTGTACGCAAATACACCAATGCCAACTGCTCTATGGCATTGTCACGCTCACGGGCCAACTTACCAATCTCACTTGCACTATATTGAGCAAGGGCAGTCACCTCGGTTGCCGTTGCCTTTGTCGCTTCCCCTCGACTAAACGGTGCCAAAATGCTACCCCGATTGATATCTTGCTCAATATAGTTCAAGTACCTGTCAAAGTTGCCACTCAATGGCTCTACACCCACTGCACGTATAACACCATCCAACACAGGCTCATCCACCGGTATCATAGCTCCATCAATACCAGCAGTAATCTTGGCCAACGCCTCTTCATCCAATGAACCTTCCTTGTACAAATATTGTCTACTGTCTCTACGTACACTGTTGGCCCAGTATGTTCTCAATATGTTTTTCTCATAGAACTGGTCATACACACGACATACTGCACTCATACCCAACATGGGCTTTTCTGGTCTGCGTGCATAATACAACGGACAGATAGGACTCAACGGATTGTCATCATACGTCCGAATCGGTATCTGTGACTTCTCCAACAATGATTCACCATCACTGTAGTTGGGTGTCCAAAAGTACAGCATGTCATATGCCATGTCATAAAACTCTACCACCTGTATGTACAAGTAATCATCCGGCAAGTCCTCACTCACTCCAGTGTACTTTTCTTGGGGCGTAAAAAAGTCTACCTTGGGTATCGCTGTAAACTTCTTATTGCCAAACTTACGCTTGGCCTCCGGTACACTCAAGTAATACGTATGCGCCATGTATCGCTGCTCATTCCAACTGCTGGCATCCAAATCTCGTATAATCTCCCAACAAGGTATCGCACGTATAGACACCTTCTCCAACATGTCTTCACTACTTGTAGGAGACAACTTCAAAAAAGCTGACGGATATATCAATGCCAATCTACTTGCAATCTCCAGCTGCTCACGCTTGTCAAACAAAAATCTATTGATAACCTCTTGGGCCATAAGCGCATTGCCCTCTATTATAGAAGTATCTTTGGCCACCACAACAGCAGGGTTGCGACTAAACAAACTAGCAATAAAACCTTCAACATAACCAAAACAATCAGCAGTTTCCACTCTGACCATTGTGTCATCCATATACTCTGACTGCCAAAACCTGTTCTCATACACATCCCTGTATCGCTTTAACTCTGCGCGTTGCTGGTCATAAAAATCATTGTGTTCATCCAATACAGTACGAATCAAATGTACAATCTCTTTATTACTACGTGCCATGATTACTCCTTACCACCAACACCACTACCTTTACTAACACCACCACTATACTCTATTACACTACCGTTTGCATCCATTAGTCTAATATTACTATACAGCTGTTGATACTGGTCAGCAAAGTCAAGTGGCACATATACACTAAATGACTTGCCTTGAACATCATATTGCAACTCTACCATATTCCCCATGCGTACCAACTTATGATTCCCACAGTTACATGGCTTGTCTCCACACTCTGGACAAAATACCGCCCTTGGTTCTGAATCACAATCGCATGGGTCACACTCACACACATCACAACGCATCAATATCTCCTGTGCAACTGTGGACTTACTCCACCTGACTGCTGTACCCTATCCGCTTTGCGTGCTATAATCCACTCCGGTAGGTATGCACTCTGCTTTAACTTAACACTGTTTAAACACCAGTACGCCAATGACATCGCCATAGCACTGTCACAGTGAGTATCCATATCATCACCAAACTTAAGTATACCCTTCTCATCTACCGTTATACTTCGCAACTCAGTTACAGTAATATTGTCTATCATATGTATACTACCTGTCTGTATACCCTTCTTAAGATTCTCAAACAACAATGGCTTGGTTCTAGCTGTCGTCAAAAAGTCCTTTCCTGTATGTGCGTCTAACCAAAACCTATGAAAACCCTGATACTTTAACTCCTGTATCGTTGCCAATCCATAGTTGTTACTTTCTACCAATACCAATGCATTGTTGTATGTCACACTCATATCATAGATGTAATCTGCCAACTGTACTGGGCTTACCATGTTGCTTCTAAATATACACACAGGTTGTAATGTCATCCTAGATACACAAAACACTACTGCATAATCTCTACCAACACCACCACTAACATCTACACCTATCGCATACGAATCATCTGGGTTAGCATTGTCAAACGTGGTCCACTCTGTAGGCTGTACCTGTACTATGTTTACATGCTCAAAATCTTGGGCTGTAAAGTATGTATTCCCACTTATACGATATGCCTCATCCAATGATAAAGGATACTCACGTACAAACTTTTCCCAACCTAGCTTGCTTATCTTCTCACGTCTCCATGCTATCTGACCAAGGGTTAAACCATACCTTACCTGTAGCTTTGTCTCCTCCTCTGATAGGTCTAGGCCTATGTCCTCCATACTGTATTCACTATGCATAAACCAAGGAAAGAATAGATATGTCCAATGGGCCTCCCCTGTATGATACTTGTTTATCTCTTTCCATAATGCATCATTGTAATAGTTTGCTGTAGACTCTATTACTAACTGTCCATCATTCAATGCACTTATAGCAGTGGCCTTAAGTTCTTCTGGATTCTCTGCAAATGCATACTCTGAGATATGAAGCATAGAACATGTATAACTACGTAGACCACCTGCCTGAGTTGCTGCAGCTGCAACAATACGACCACCACCCTTGAATGATAGCTCTGTTGTGTTGTCTATATCCAATGGTCTTTTAAGTACTTCTGGTAAGTATTGATAGAATCGTTTGTGTATGTGTAATAGATGTTTACTAGATGCAATCTTGTACGATAGTATCACACAAGTTAAAGGAGTAGTCGCTGTGTAGGCCTTCCAAAACATATAAGCACAAACAACCGTACTACTGCCAATCTGTCGAGGCTTAAGTATCAAAGTATCGTCACCAAGCTGTAAGCCGTTGATTATCTCTATTTGTTCAGCATTTAGTCTTAAAGGGACTACCTTACCACGCTTGTTAACTATGTTTAACCTGCTGATAAACTCAAACGGATCCGAAAAGATATTGTTTACTTGCTCAATCATAGAATACTCCGTGCTGTATATGCAGCAACGTTCCACAAATCGCTTCGGTATGTTGCAACTATAGCATGAAAGTGTTCATGCTGTAAACGTAGCAACCCGACCGATTCGCTACACTGGATATTGCTGCAAAACCAACAAATCAATGTGGCCTTCTGTTTAGATACCATTCGATAACCCTCCCTTAACGCTGCCTAGATATTGCTGTCCTTGCAACATGTGGCCCTTGGGATGTGGGATGCTGCACATGCAACATAGAGAACCCGGATGCTGCACATGCATCATTTGGCCTTCGTCACCTTGGATGCTGCTTTTGCAACATTGCCATTTGCTGTTGCTGCGTCACTAGCATCTAACCATTGCTGCAATTGCAAAGTGGACATTGCTGCGTTTGCGTCATCGCCTAGTTTGGCCTCAACTTCTCGAGTGTGTAACAGCTTTACAAAGTCGCGTATATCTGAACCGCTGAAGGTCTCTATCTGACCATGCACTTTGATTTCTTCGTGTGCAAGGGTGATAAAAGCCCATAGTAACCCGTTAATATTACGATTTCGAATACTTCTAGATATTAGAGTCTTTGGGGCCTCTAACCTTCTTGTCTTTGTACCCTTCATTTCTACCCCTTGATTAATATGGTTTATGTATGTATGGGATGCTGTATTTGCAACAATTTGTAAGTTATGCTGTAATAGTAGCATAATATAGTGGTGATGGTGATGTTGCAAGTGCAGTATATATTTTGCTGTGTTTGCAATATGCTGTATTTGTGTCATTTGCTGTGATTGCAGTATGCTGTAGACGCAAAAAACCCCTGACAATATCGTCAAGGGTTTCATTGTTGTTATTGCAGTATGTTATCTATGCACAAGTGCAAGTTTGAACCATATTAAACAATATGAATACTACTAAATAGAATTTTAATTTATACATATCGCCACCCATGCAATGAATCTGAAGTACAATATTACATAGACAGGTATACATATCAGTATCATGACTCTAATCAATCTATCAATCATGTTACACCTTCCGTATTGTTTAAGCCTAGCAAGCTCACCATAGCATCATAAGACATCACAAAGTCATTATCGGTCTTCTTACCCTTGAAAGGAAGTAAAACATGTCTCGTTCTATCCTTAGGGCGTATATCGGATATATTACCATCTGTGAATATATCTGGATATTCTGACATTAATCGAACCTTGTCTTTTTTAAGTACCACATAAGCCACGCGATCAAATCTATTAGCAATTTGTAATGTGCTTTTTTCATTCCAACTATATGTGTAATGATGGTTCATTGTTTGGTCATTGACTGGTTTTTTGGTGTAGTCGTAGCCACCTAAGAAATTGAAGATATCCTCAAATAACAAATCAAAATCTATCACCCAATCAAATGGTAAATCAGATAGTCCATTTAATCTAAGATAAACAAATTTATTTTGCTTTTGATAGGTATAGCACAAAGTGTCTAAATCATTTATGAGATCGGATAAATATTGCTCAGTATACAAATACAGGGCTATGGTTTTATTGGTGTATGTTCTGTCAACGTTTAAGGCCAGTCTGCCAGTATAGCCCAAACATGATTTTTTACAACCTTCTGAGGCAAATCTACAAACATTTAACCCGCTCACATGCTGAGCCGGTGCCAGATATTGAACTATTGCAACATGGCCATTTTGAATATCAAATTTGTTACTGGGTACGGTTATGATATCTCTACGTTTACCAGAATCCAAAACCATCAAATCATTATATGTTAGATGTGAATATAATGATAATGCTGTAACACTGTCTGATTGCATGAATTTTTGAAATTGTGGTATGTTGTCGGTGATAATGTATTTTTGTGGATTGAATGGCATGATTTTGTCCTTGTTTGGTTGGTTGGTTATTGTTGTTTGGTTGCTGTTGAATATTGACGCAATAACTCGGATAATGAGCCGAAAACGTCTCCGTTAATGCAGAAATATATTTTTGTGTGTGTTGTATTGTGTTCGATAGTGTAAGTCATAATATTTGTCCTTGGTTGGTTGGTTGTTACTATTGTAGCCGGGTTTATTAAAGTTCTACTGTCTCAGATTCATATTCAGAGTCGTCTTCGCTTGACTCTTCTTCGCTTGACTCTTCTTCGCTTGAATCCTCATCTATTTCAAGCTGTATAAATAAGACTTCGTATCGTTCACCGGCCTTATGGGACTCACAACATTCACAAGGTGCATTGCTGAAGCAGTTTGTAGTTCCGTTATTATATGCATAGCCGTATAGATCAGATAAAAAGTTAATTGATTTTTGTATAATTTCTATGCGTGCAGCTGCCTTTTCTGGTGTATCATACCATAAATCAAATGATGTAGTATCACCGGCTACAACTGTACTACACTCATTACATACACTTAGTAGTGTGTGGTGTCCTGTAAATTGTCTCATAATTTTTGTCCTGTTTTATTGGTTGAATATTATTAGATAGTCAGACTACCTGTTACAAGTGTAGCCGATTCGGAAACAAAAACCAAACAAAATAAATTCTTTTTTTCAAAATAGTTTTATCATTAAACCGCGCACACACACACACGCGCGCACACACACACGCGCACACACGCGCGCGCGCACACACACGCATACACACACATATGGCACTGGAGCGCGAATGGCACTGGAGCAGTTTGGCATGAATCTTGCTATATAGTGTAATTAGTATAGTATTATATAGGCAGAGATTTAATATCCCTACCACCACCACCACTAAAAATAAATATTTCAATAGTGTTATAGTATAGTAATAGTGGGAATAGTAGTGGTGGTGGTATAAGATATTTCAAATTTATTTTAAAAATAATACTTGACACTACTGTAACATTGAATTAAGTAGTTAGTATACCCATTGGGTATTACAACCAACAACCAACCAACGAGGACATCATGCTACAATGTATTTACATAGAATGGAACCTAGGCAACCACACCTATACAATGACAGTAAACCTATCAGACGAACACAGGGAGCAGTCACTACAATCACTGCAAAACTGGATATTCGAAAACATACACAGAATCGAATCTTGGACATTTGTCGACTTACCGCCTAACTCTGGATCCCTAATGGACGCTGTTGAGCCGATAATACAACTGAATAGTACATATCTAGTAATCCAAAAAGGATATTACATTTTTGGACACGGATACAGCAAAGAGCAGGCTGTTGAGGATATGAAACGATGGATGGACTCGGATAGTCCATTACAGGAGGCAACGCCAGAGGATATGCAAGACTCCTACCACCAAGCAAACGATGGAGACATGGTGTTGGTAGAATCGACACCAGAACTACTAGAGACGTACAACAACTAACAACCAACCAACGAGGACAAACACGATGCAAGTAGATAAAACATTAATCAATGAAGAAGCTCAAAAGTTTCTTACAAGTTCAATCAATAATACACCGGTTACAGCAGGTATTGCGAACGGTGAGATCAAACGAGTGGTAGTTATTATCGATGAAAATTGTGAACTTGAGGGTGCTGAGGGTAGAGTGGCTGTATTCTACCATAACATGCAACAGTTTACAAATCATCAGGAGCTACAAACTACACGACCACTGGAGCTATTTTCATTCGAACTCGAATTTACTACTGATAACGACGAGGGCCAGCAGGTCAGAGAATTTGATTTTTGGCTAGACCTGACAGATGATTTTGATTCGATCGGCGATGAATGGAAAGACAAAAAATCGGAAAGAATGTCTGATTCTGAATTTCTAAAAACTTGGATGTAATCAGTAAACAACAACCAACCAACAAGGACACAAACAATGACACTACGTACAGCCAAGGGCAACAAACCAATCACGATAACATCATGGTGTATCGTATTCCCACACAACGGGGGTACAATGGTACAGGTCATGGGAGAACGCATACACCTAGTCAATGGGTATGAGGAGACACTACAGAAGCTTGGCCTGACTGATTCTGGAGCGAACCAGCAACACGCACAGGCACTGGAGCCACCTATGGAAAATAGTGGTGGTGGTGCTAGAGAACGGGTCAATATGAGTATTGAATGTAATGGGCACAGTATAGCCATCGATCCCAAATGTGACATAGCCGTAGCGCAGAGCGTTATGAGGGATGATAACTGTCGAAAGATTATTGCACACTATGTAGAGCAGTATGAACTCTATCACGGCAGACTGCCTAGCTACATAAATGACAGGAGCATGGGCAAAATATATAAACATCGCAACCAGTCTGACATCGTAATACAGGTTCTGACATGGCATTTCAATAGCAATCATAGACGTGCTATGTATTTTCGAACTGAGGGTATGTGGGATGCTGCTGTCAGCCTAAAGGAACTGGAGCAAAATTACCAGTATATTCTAGAGGAGCAAACACGTACGTCACAAGAGACAGAAGGAACCGGACTGCCAACATTAAAATTCGATGGGGAGGGTAATCTGATATGAATAAAAAGAAAAGAGAAAGTAGACTACGCACCATTCAACTGGTCATGATAACCTTTCGGCACAACTTTGGCCGTAAAGAAGACTGGGTACAACACATGAAGCGAAGTTGGGCAGCTAAACTATTGCACCTACCACAAACAGATGAAGAGTTGATTGATATCATGGATAACATGTGTACCAAGCACTATGTCTATCCAAACACGGTAAATCTATCCGACTACCTTAAGGAGATTGAGAAGTACGTTGGTGAAAATGGTGGCACTGGATTGACTGGTAACGTCTACGAGTTCTGTCCTGATTGTGAGCACAGCAGTGGAGTTATAGACACATGTACATGGTACGTCAAAGACGGGCAGGAGAAGGTCCGCAGCTACTGCTGCTCGTGTACCTGTTCTGGAGCTAGAGCCAAGTACAGTAAAATGTTGACATGGCAGGAGCTGAAGCAAAACGCTGAGCAGTCACACATGGACGGTAGCATAGAGCTGGTTCATTTCTACCACACCAGTAGACGCATGCAACGTCTACCGTACAGTATCACCAATCCCATACACCACGCTCAGGTGCAAGCCAGACTAGAGGAGGATGCCAAGCAAGGGATTCCAAATCCTAACTTGACAATAGTTGCCACTATGGTTACAGGTAGTGGTATACAAATGGACAACCGTGGTAATGTTATTGGTGAAAAATACATACCACCGGAACAGCCAAAGATACAACCACAACCACAACTACAACCTACAACCAATACACACAGTGGTATGTCAGACGAAGAGTTCTGGCGCAACCACTAGGAGACAAAATGTACTACAATATAGATGACCTAAACTGGGTACTACTCAGACTACAGGACCTAGCCACTGACCCTGCCATGCGCACAGTGTTTGAGCGCACACAGGTCAGCCTCAATGTTCTGGCCATACAAATGGGTCAGCCTGCCTTAGACAGGGAGATTGACAAACACCAACAGACAAAAACATTTCGAGACATAGAACAGTTAGACGAGGATATAAAAACCAGACTGGAGCGCATGACGGACCTAGGGCTGGTACCTCGTAGAGGCAACCCAAACTTCAATGGCCTATCGATGTATGTCAACCCACAGTGGCCCGATGTCCCATATCCTCACCAATTCCATCATGCCATATACCTGAGTGACAGCATAGAGAAGGGGCTGTACTACGACATCACAATATACCACGACGGAACATTGTCATGGTATATGGAAAATGAATGTATCTACACCCTGCTAGAACAGGCACGGGAGTATATGAGAACCAAGGGCCTATTATGATTTTAGAAACAATAGAGGAGATCGTAGAGCTGTGGAAGCTACGCTCAATGTTTCCAGACAAAGAAGAGCTTCTCAAAAAATGCATGACGGATGTACAAATAACCATGGGTCCAGATGGATCTATGGTAGGACACTACCCTAAATGGACATGTGTTATCGACGAGAATGGATACACATGTACCTGTCCTGACCACCAATACCGAGGCAGTATGTGCAAACATTTAGGAGCACTGGCCACAAGAATCAACAACAACTGGAGCGAAGAGTTCCAACAACCAAACGAGGATAAAAATGAAACAAAGGAAACAAATGAAAGTAGGGAATATAGTTAGATGGGCTGGCAAGTCTTCCGAATTTAAAGTTGGTGTGGTCTGTTCTTACTGTGACTTTCAGGGTTTATGGTATGTAGTATTCCCCGATGGTTCATACGAAATAGTGGAACACTACTTAGAGGTACTTATTGACCATGATGAGGTAAAAGAAACTCATAAATCCACTGAAACTGACCCACATGGACTTGAACAACATTACTCACAATTAACAAAAATGACAAACATCAAACGAGGATAACAACAATGAAAAATAATTTACCTGAACCAACACCACCACTACCAAAACCACTTCCAATGGACTGGAGAAGTCAACTTAGACGGCGCATAGAGTCCGACAGCAGAAGTCAATCGCAACTGTCTAGAGACAGTGGAGTATCTAGAGCCAGCATACAGTTTTATATCAGTGGTGGACGTAGAGAACCGCGTGTCAGCAGTCTGTTTGGATTAATGTCTGCACTATATGGAGAGGATATGGAACACTGGTATGTCTACTATTCAGCAATGATAGCCAAGGAAATGATGGATAAGAATAGACAAAAGGAATCAAACCCGTTAAACTGATAATGGTTGTATAGGAAATTTTATTTCCCAGTAGCAGGCTGGTGTTTGTCCTCGGCCTGCTATTGTTTTATTTAGTGATGGTGGTGGTGTATGAATAGTTCCCCATGTGATAGTCTGGGTAGATGGATATCACATGCTATAGCACGCAACGGCATCTCCACACACAGGGCAGCTCAGCTAGCTGGACTACACCACAACACATTGAAAACATGCATAGATGGTCAATCATACATGCACCTGCTCAACATAGTTGCACTGATAGGTGTCATATCTAAATGTGAGGATAGGTCACCTGCTGAAGTTATGCAGGAGGCTGTGCTGTCCATACGTGACATACAGCTCATGGAGCAACGATACAACAACAAAAAGGCTGGAGCCAAAACAGCTCCAGCCAGAGAGAATCAATCTAACAATACAGATGGTTAAGGTTAACGCTGTTGTTCGTCAGCGTCAATCAACTCTTTCAAAATTTTATACAACAACTCAAACAAGTCTTGTACAAGCTCTTGACGTTCATCCTGTGTCAATCCACCACGTGAGTGTTGGACCAACTTACGAACAAACATTACCAACTCTGGTGTCAATGCTAATAAATCTTGGTTCATCTTCGTCTCCTTCTTACAGGGGTTACTCTTTTACCACGGCCAACCCTAGACTTCTGACTAACCTTGGAGCGATATTGCCCCTTAGACATCTCAGAACGCGTCTTGGGTGTTTTACTACTAACACGTTTGGTAGGTCTGCAATATGGTGTACCCTTACGTGCTGTACCACATGGTTTACCTGACTGGTCCTTCCAACTTTCCTTCTGCCAGCGTTTAAGACTGGCACCCTTCTTACTCTTACGCACCTGTCCTTTCTTCTTGCGACACTTGGCTATGGCCTGTGAGGCACGGGCACTGGGAAAAACTTTGTAGGAACCCTTAACTTTGTTGTAGCATGCATCTTTCTTAGTCATCGTCGCCTACTCTTCTTGCCTACGCACTTCCATTTCTTTCTGGATAGATTGTTCGGACTGTTAGGATTGTTGCGTTTCTTGGCTGACAAACGCTTTTTGATACCGTAGCTTCTGGCACAGTATGCGTCACCCTTTTTGGTTCCTGCCTGTATACGATCCTTGCCACTCTTTGACTTGCCTGCTTGCCCATAGGACACCTTCTTTTTGCGACCAGTCTTTGGATTCTTAACAACCTTGACAAATCTTTTACCCCTAGAAGGTTTGACTTTTTTACGTGGCATTATCGACCCTTATTAATGAAGCTTTGATTTCACTTATTATTGTACTCAATGTTGTGATACTTTGCTCCAATAATGACATTCTTTTGTCTAAATTGTTTACATCGTTGACCAGCTCATTTCGTACAGTCTCTTCACGCGTCTGCAAATCTCGAATCACTTGGTCGTATCTGTTGCGCAACTCCTCTTCCTTGCGCTCCTGCTTTAGTTCGCGCTCGTCTGCTCTTCTCTGCAAATCTTTATTCTGTTGATATAGGAATACAGCAAAGGCCAAGTTGGCTCCGCCACTCATCAACATGTTCATCACTTCTGCTTCCATGATATACTCCAAACAACAAAGGGGTCTTACTGATAGTATAGACCCCTTTGGACAGATAGTCTATCAGATTATCCGAAGAACAATACTGTTACAGTGTCAGTTGACAATGGAGCTGTACCCATTGTGATTTGACCAACACCACCAGTACCACCAGTAGCACTAACTGTATACTGGTCGGTGCTTGGGGAACTTGCTACTTTCTCAATAGCAACACCGTTCAAGTATACAATAGTACCTGATACTAGTTGAGCATCCACAGCACTAGTCAAGTCAAACGCAGTTTTAGAACCATTTTGTCCTGACAATGAGATGTACTTTGGAGCAAATGACAACTTGGCACCAGTTACTTGGTCGTCAGCAATAGCAGCTGTTGACACACCATTGGTTGCAATAGCAAGGCCATCAGAACCATTGGTAAGTGAACTACCATCCAACTTGACTTGCAATACACCACCGTTGTCCTGTAGACCATTACCAGTGTTGAGCTTGTCTGCTGGTATACTCCCAGCAAGTTTACTGTTGGCCACAACGCCATCTGCCAACATTGCAGCATCGTTGATAGCACCGTTTGCTATTTTTGCTGCTGTCACAGCATCATCAGCCAACTGAGCTGTATCTACTCCAGCATCACTAATCTTAATACCGTTTGAACCAAGAGCAAGTGTAGACCCGTCAAGATCAACAGTCAATACTTGTGAACTGAGTGCAAGACCATTTCCAGCAACAGTAGAGGACAAAACCAACTTGCCACCTGATTCAGCAAACGCACTGTCAAGTTGCAATTTGTCGGCAGGAATACTTCCACTTAACTTTTGTGCTGTAACTGCAGCATCTGCAATCTGTAATGTTCCAACACCTGCAGTGTTAATCTTAAGACCATTGGAACCGGTTACCAAACTACTTCCATCTAGGTTGATAGCAAGGTCAGATACAGCAGCAGAACCATTGTATGATGTGATTGTAATACCACCAGTTGCAGCAGCAGACAAAGCATTCAATGCTCCACCAAGTGATACACCTGAGATAGTGCTGTTTGCAAGCTTATTATTTGCAATGGACCCAGCCAACATATCGTTGCTAATACCACCGGCTTTAACGCGCAATGCATCTGAATCAATCTCAATAGATGAATCATCTACAGCGACATCCAAACGGTCACCTGTCTTTGTCAGGGCAGCTCCGGCTTCGAAGGTACTGGCCCCATTATACTGACTGAATGACAAATCGTTTGTACCAACTACAGCAGCTCCTTTGTTGGATGTACATACAAATGGCTTGTCTCCATTAACAGTACCTTGCTCGATAAACATTGAGTTACCAGCAGCATCACTACCAGCAGCCATGTCCGACGAACGCGACCATGAACCAGCAGCACAAATATAAATACCGTTCTCTTTTTTATCTGTCTGCTCTTTTACCAAAACTCTGTCGCCAGCAGATACAGATACACCATCGATGGTCTGTGTACCAGACAGGGTAATGTTTCCTGTTGTAGCAACTTTACAAGAGTCCTTGGGGTCAAGGCCTGCAGCAACAGTGTCTACATATTCTCGGGTTGCCAAAGCTTTTTCATTGGTGTCTGATCCAGTATAACGAATCTGACCGGAGAAACTAAAGTTGTCCGATGAATCGAGTTTTGCTGCATCAACTGCATTGTTACGTATTTGTTCTTTCTTAATAGTGACTGCCATAATGGACTCCTACTTTTCAATAAATATAACGATGAGATTATCATCGCTGGTTGGTGTAAAATCTGTTGAGAATGTTGTTTGTGTGTCTTCAGTTATCTCGGTTGGAGTTTGCTGTAGACCATTCCAATATACCTGAAGTGTAGAGGCTTTGTATGCCACACTTACTGTAAAACTTTGTGCGCTTCCGTCACACTGACTAGTAAGGTTTTCTTGTTTAAGATTGACAGAACCGCCCCCACCTTCAGGTTCGAAGGGATTGGCGACTGGCATTACTCAACCCACACAATACTACTGTTGGAAAGAGTACAAGTACCTTGGTCAATCTTAATAAATATATAAACCTTATCAAGGTCAACTTGATACAAGTCAAACAATGGTGTAAACAATGGCAACTTAAATGAGTATACAGCAACACCACTATTAGTTGTAGTCAGACCCAAAGCCAACTCACCAACAGTATCTGGAAAAAATGTTAAGTCTCCATCTGCATCGCATGAAGCACGCAACGTAATAGTGGGCGTAGCACTACCACCGGCAATATTTGTAACTCGAATATAGAATCCCTCAACCTTATCTTGAAATGCCTGACCTTGGTCTAAACTAGATGTGTTGTCTAGCAATGAGTGAACGTGTACCTTCGCCTTGTCAAACGATGTTCCTACATTATTTACAACTTGAGTGACATTACTAGGATGATTAAATCTTCCAAACTTTGGCATATCTTCTCCTGCTTCTACCGATATGTTTATAAAAGATATCAAGCCCTGCTTTCCGGCAAGATTGTAAGGGCTTGATAATAAAAACCATATGCTGCTATTGCAACATGATAACTATACAAAGATTACAAGGGTTTGTCAATCCTCATCTGTATCTTCTGGTTTTTCTTTGGGTGCATATGCTTCGTCCATTGCCATCTGCTCTGCACGGTTACCAATCTTGCGCAACTGACTAATATGCTTGCCTATGGCCAGTATCTGTTGTTGTGTTGGAGTTTTCATACGTACAGGTGAATAGAATCCCAAAGCACCACCCAGACGTTCCGCTGGAGACTGGCCCATGTATGAACTACCCTGTGGGTCTAAAGGGCGAATATATGCATTGAGCAATGAATCAGCACCATAAGTTGCAGCAACAACCCTCCAATTTGTCAAATATACACGTTTTTGTTTCTTATCTTTGAACTCATATAAGTAGCCATTGTAATTACCTGTTGCATTAAAACCTACAAATCTAGGATACACCTGAGTTCCTGTATACTGCTCAATACCTTGTGCAATTTCACTAGGTGTAGTACCATAAAAACCAAACACCTGAACATGTTTTAATGGTACCTTGTTTCCAAGCCTAGTAAGGTTGGTGTCTAGAAATATATCAGACGCAATTTTTATACTTGGATCAAGCATATTTAAAGCATAGTCTCTTACATCTGAATATTCTCTACGGTACAGCGAATCAATCACAGATAAATGAAACTGTATTGCTTCATTGGATGGTATACTCATACCCATTTTAAACGATGCATTTCTGCCATCTGGGTCTTGTTGATATCCAAAACGAAGTCTTGGTTGTGCAAACTCAGGAAAGTACATCTCGTATGGATATTCTTGATTATCATTCATGTACTGATAAAACTTGTTTGTATCACGAGTAACTTTTGCAACATACATGTATCGCTTCAAAGCATTAGCATCCAAACCCATGAAAGCTCTAAGCAAGTCAACATTGTTAGCCCATGCAAACGATGTAAATACAAACGCCCCATTTGTATATTTACGCAAAACATCTGGCATATCATTGTAGTCAAACAATGAACGACTGGCCAACTTTGCAGACTCATCCAAACTGCGACCATCCTTTAATGCGTTAACAAGCACAGCAGACCGAAACATCATATCTTGTGCAGTAGCAAAACCAGTTAATGCATCTCCAGCTTTTCCAAGTCCACGAAATATATTCTGTAAAATTAATTTTGCTGTACCACCAATACCACCTCTACCCATAGTAGCTAGTCTAATATCTTTCAATAAAGTACCATCACGCAATGCAGACTTAATATACGTGTACTCAGTCTTTGCACCAGTTTTTTGCAAAGCCTCAAACAAGTCACCATACGTGTACACTCTGCCATCTTGAGTACGCAATGCAACATCAGCATACATTCTCGACCCTTTATTAGAACCTTGTGTAACTGTAAACCAAGCACGTTTGCCCAATCCAACCAAGTCAGTATCGCGAAACAATTTGCTACTACCGATTGTTTGATATATTAGTGCTGGTGCTGTTACAGTATTAACCATGTGGTATGCAATCCTCATTCCCAATACACCTGTATAAAACGCTGCTTTTAATACATTTTGAATAAATCCAACAGTGTCATAAAATGTTGGATTCTCTTTTAATACCTTAGTAATCTCTTGCTGTACAAAACCATATCCACGTTGATCTACAACATCTTTCATTTGTTTAAATAAACTTTCACCTATCAAAGCCTTAAACAATGTTTCGTTCTCTGGACCAAACAACTGGTCTAGCCTAGTACCAAGTTCTTGAGCGGTAAAATAAGTTTCACTATTTAATAGACGATTGTTACGCAATACAGTTTCAGATTGATCATACATAGTACGTGCAACGTTATCCATTTGACTTTCTGAAACAACATCGCCTAACTCTTTGCGTATACCTGCTTTAATAGCATCCAATATCTTATTAAAAGGATTTCCACGATTAGTGTACATTATCTCCGTTGTATATCGTAACAAGTCTGCATATTGCTCTTGTACTATGTTTAAATCTGGAAATACGTTTACAGCAGAAATCTGTACTAAACTTTCATCAATATCATCGACAATAACTTCTTTGGTAATACGTCGAATTTCTGTAGCCATGTATGCACCAAGTGAAATCTCAGGCATTATTGTTTCCAATGGTACCCCTTTACCTAAGATAATAGCATCGGCTTCATACGCAACGTTACGAACAAGTCCTTCTATAAGATCTCCAGAATCATCCATATATGAAACCCTACCATTTGGGTCTTTAAGCAAGCGACTTAACTCTTGGATTAAGTCCTGATAGTTTTGCCAAAAGTTCTTTGGGTTGTCAATAAGGTCTTCAACAAAATCGTCTACTAGTTTGTTACGATACAATATACCAATGTGACTAAATACATCATTAGCAAGCAACTTATCAAAACCTGAAACTATATCTTCAGAAGACGTAGACTTTGCAATCTTTGTGTCTACATGAGTAAACATCTGATCTGTCATCCATAGAATCGCATCACCAATATTGTTTCGTTTACTAAAGTTGCCTATTAAATCTTGTGGGTCACCAATAATCATCTGGGCCAAAGCTTCTTCCGCTTCTAAACCATTGTCTATTAGTCGTCTATATTCACGTTCTGCACGCAGTTCTAAGTTTCCTATTTGACCATCAATTTTACGCAAAATACGATTGGCACGAATCCCTAAAGACTTTCGTACTTTTACCTGTGGTTCCATTACTTTAGCAAGTGTTTGACGACCTTTGCTCTTAAAAACCTTGTTGCTCATTTTATCAAATGCAGTTCTAATAGTACTACCAATAAAATTGGTTTTTGCTTTTCTAGCAGCAGTGTCTGCAGCTTCCAACAACTTTTGCTGCTCTTGGTTGGCCAGACGATTAATGTCATCCAAAGTAGCTACGCGACCATCTGTTAGCAATGCGCGCTCTGTATTTAAGTCAACAATTTTATTTAAATCGTCAGAGTATATTTTGTTGTTCTCGATACTATCTGCAATACGCATGCGTTCTGTATTGCTTAAATCCAATGCATCTAGATCATTAATCAACTGTACACGATTGTCTTGTGTTAATCTTGACAAGTCAAAAAACTTGGTACGACGACCTTCTTTAACCAATGGCGCGCCAAACAACTCTGTAGAGGCTACCTGAGCAGGTTTAATATCTTCACCAAAGGGCAACTGACTTAAACGACCTAATCGTTGTCCTATATCAGACTGGGAGGCTACAAAACGTAGTTCCTCAGCAACCTTTTTGCCTGCGTATAATCTTGGTGTAAGTTCAACAATGGCTTCTAAGTCACGTATTTCTGGTGCCATCTCAAACATAATGCCACGACCATACACCGAGTTTAATCCACGTCGCACCCTTGGTATAATCTGCTCTATTTCAAGTGGGGATTCAGTTTTTACAATATTGTCTATGGTCTTTTGATTGAAGTTTGGGTCATTCTTGGCACGTCGTAAAGCATTGTCATAACCAGTAGTTTCAACATCATCTATAAATCGTTGTGCGGACAAGTACTCGTTATACAAATCAGATGCTACTTCGTTGCGACGTATGCTACCAAATGCAAACTCATCTGCTTGCTCTTTACCAACCTTCTGTACTTGTTGATAGTATGGTGTTTTATCAAGACCAAGTTCAACCAACTCATCTTGACGGCCAAGTTCTAGCAATCGTTTGGCTTCTAGGTTGTTGGCCACCTGTTCGCCCATGCGCAATCGTATGTCGCCATGTACCAAGTTATCTACCGGTGTACCCTTTACCTTTTTAATAGTGTTGTTGGTGATGGAGATAAGATTCATATCATCTAACACTTCATCGCTCAATCCTTTTGCAAACTCATCTAGTGTTAAATTGTATGTTTTGGGAGCAAAGAAATCATCAACACCACCACTACCATACAGTTTACGATTGGCTTGAACCATACGACCGGCCTTTTGTGCACCTTTAACAGTACCAGATATCAAGTCCAAGTCTGGGTTTAAAAAGTCCATTGCAAACAAACCAACTGTCAAAGCACCTTTGGCAACTGGGTCTTGTATATCAAACGCAGTAGTAAGTACCTCTTGCTCATCTAAGAACCCTTTGTTACGTGCAATTGAGTCAGTAAGGTCTGAGAAAAAAGAATCTTCGGCAAACAATGGTGCATTTTTCTGACGTTCTTCCAATGTTGCTTGTCTAAGTACATCTTCTTCACCAGTTGCCAACTCTATACCTATATCAGCCACATCTTTTGCACCACGTATAACCGCACCGGTCAATACGTTTGGAAATAAAAAGGCGTTGCGCAAAAACCAACTTGTACCTGTCTCTGCCACTCCACCCAAAGCAGTTGTGGTTTGAAACCATCCTTCATTTTTGTAGTCATCTAAGTGGTCAATAATAAAATCACGACGCTCAGGGTCTACAGTCCAATCGTAGTCCTCTTGTTGATATGCACGTACTTTGGCCAAAGCAAGTTTATGATCAGCACGTTGTGGAGCTTGGTCTAATGTTTTGTCACTAAAACCAATAAGTCCATAATATTGACCGGACTCACCTTTGTAGACCTTACGTATAGCTAGGTCTTTCTCATTGGTAAATATTGTGCCAAGTCCATCTTCTCCAATGTATTCAAACACTTCTCTAGGCATAAGGATAGTGCCCTCACCATCAGTTTGAACCTTAACCAAATCAGCAGGCTCTTTGCCCATGCGAGACTCTAAGTCAAGAACCTTGCTGTTAATCTTTTCCTTTATTTGATACGACAAAATATGTCCTTGTGTAGGACTATAAGCCTTGAAATTACCCTCTTGGATGTTTCCTTCTAATGCTTGTGCCAACTTATCATACCAGCTGTCGCCTTTAAACTTGGCCTTCATCTTTGGGTCTAGTGCGCTTTCACGAACTGTGGGTACTTGGTCCATTGTTTGTAGCGCATTTAATACTTCTTCATATCGCTGCTCTGGTGTCATATATGGATATGTCTTTGCAAGTTGACGATATGCATAAACTAAACTGTCTGCGTCTGTGCGTGCTTCAAATTCTAGTCTATCCAGTTCTTCAGGCGATAAAACACCTGCGTCTGGAGTCCGAGCTTTGGTATAAACTTCAATCAACTTCTGTTCTGTAATGTTTTCTAGGTTCTCTTCTGGTGCATACGTTGTTTGATCCACCATCGATGTTCGCATCTGACCAACAGTCTGCTGGCGACCAACGGCTTGACCTAGAGTTGGAGGTGTATAACTTGGTGTCTGAGTCTCCAAAGGCAATGTTGCACTAGTCAAGCTAGAACCATACTTTGTTGGTATACCTTTACTCAACTCAGTATCTAAATCCATACGAATTTGAGTAATTTCTTCATCAGTTGGTGATCGACCAAGCGATATAGCCTTTTGTTCTACCAAGTAATTTAGAGTCTTGTTGTATTCGTCATAGAATAGGTTAATATTTTCACCTAAGTCCTGTTCTACAGTAGTAGCTTCAACACCTGCATAACGGGCTAGATCTTTATCACTTGGTTTCATACATCACCTTTTGTCTTCAAGTACCGCCAAGTATTGCAAGTCTAACAACTCAAGGGCCTTGCGTTTTTGAGTCTTATCTTTAATAGCAAGTCTAATCTGTTGTTGTGCATTTTTGTACAAAGACTCAATCTCATCTAATCTAGTATCATCTGATACTGGAAACAATGAAGCAACAAGATTTCTAACTTTATCAACAACACCACGGACCATAGTACCCAAGTTA